GTTTTCCCGTCCCCGGAGGGCCTACGGGTGGTAAACGACACGACCCCAGCCTTTAGCTTATTTAAAATGGTCATCCAGTTTTCCTTGCGCCACGATGTGATGTTTTCTGTAACAGGCAATCTCCTTCTGAAATCATCCTTCTGGTAGTAAAAATTCTCTTGCTGATCTCCTTTTGGGTCTGGCGTGACACCAAAAGATTCGACCTCTCTGGCGTTAACACTCATACCTGACAAAGGGTCGGTAGTGGTCATGTCGTGATACTTCCTATAAGCGGCGTACGCCATGATCAGCACAGACGCGGCTGCTGTGGCCTTTGCTACCATCCTGTACTCGGGTCTAGTCATAACTGATTTGTATGCCTTGCTTAGGATCTTTTTAACATAACCCCTGGAATAAGAAACCAAACGCTCACGGGTGCGGGTAGCATAAGCCAAAGCTAAATCATCGACTTTTCGATACAAAAACTCACGCCCTGCGGCATAAAATCGTGGTATAAAACGCTTACCCATCAAAACAAGAGCAGTAGAACCGACTGCAGCAGCTGCACAAATGACTTGGTTACCTGTGTCCTCGTACATCTCTGCTCCCTGCACTCTAACGCACTTGCAGTGCTTCTCCGGCACATAACACAAAGTGCACACTTCTACCTTGGAAAGAGTATCATTATAAAGATCAACAAAACCCTGTTCCCTATGATAATCACGAGCGGCCGTGGCGAACCACTGCACAAACTCGTAGATGTCCACAAATTCGGCAATCCTAACATTTCTGGTGGTTTGAACTTGTCCGTTATCCACCACCAAGACTTTTTCGACAACTAAATGCCAATAGTTCGGGTATTCACCCTCTTCTAAAGCAGGCAATTTTGTTGGATCAAGCATAGCGGGGGCATCACTACGTGCATAGGGCCCCAATGGAGCCACTGTGACAATGTAAGGAAAGCGACGACGCACGGCAACTGGATTAGAAAACCAAAATTGGGCGTTCATGTGTGCTGTGTTTGTCGTTCCAATAACCAACTCCGCTAATACAGGGGTTTTACCCTTGTCAGCAGTATCGGCCTGTGGAGGACAAAAAGCTGCATTGTTGGCTATCTGAAGTATTTCCGAGAGTGACCTGTCCTCTGTTCCCTTATTAGGGTTCACGTAGGCAACATCATCTAATATGATGGCCCACTTCTCACTATTAAAACCAGACCAGTAATCATCCGTGAAAGTTCTAGTGTATATGTAATCTGGGCCAGTCTTGAGACCAAATACCTTACCATAATGGTGAATCAATAGTCTTGTCAACGTGCTTTTACCAACGCTAGATCCGCCGGCAAGGAGGACACA